GAGCTGGTCGAATGCCCGCTTGGCCTCGGCAAGCCCGGTATTCGCGTCGTTCATGACGCGGGCGAGGCCGCGGAAGCCTGTCGCCATGCCTTCAAGCGATGTCCCGCTTTGATCGGCGGCCAGCTTGTAGGCGGAAAGGGTTTCTGTCGCGATGCCTGTACGCTTCGAGAGGTCGTTGATCTGGTCGCCGGCGTCGACCGTCTTCTTAACGAGGATGCCGAACATCCCCGTTATCGCTCCGCCGGCCACGGTGAAGGCAGTCCCGAGCTTCTTTATCTCGTCCTGGTGCCGGAGGACCAAACCGCTAACGCTCTTCTGGTCCTTCTTGACCGTATCGATGGCAGCATTCCACCCCTTGATATTCATCTCGAGGCGGCCGACTACGGCACCGACATCAAACATTGTTATCCTCTCCCCTTCTCCCGGAACCAGGTCCAGTTGCTCTTGACTTCTTTCTCCCGTTCGGCAGGAGTCCTCGAGGCAAACTCCAGCACCTTCATGTAGCGCTCGAAGCCCTCTGGCCTGGCGTGCATAGCGATCCTCATGTCTTCCAGGCCGGACATCCTGCGCTCGGCTCGCTGCCGTTGCGCTTCGCCGAGGATAAAGTCAAACGTGTCAAGATCGAGCGCCTCCAGTTCGACGAAGGAAAAGAGCCCGGGATACTCGGCCGCTATGAGACAGCAGCCGCGTCCCCAGGCCTCGACCCGTTTTTTTCCGCATCCTCCATCGCGGCCGGGGCCTTCCTCTTGAAGACCACCGCGTCGATGATCTCCTTGAGCTCCTCTACCTGGACGTCGTCGAGGTCGTCGATCAGTTCGGGATCGCAGTCTACGAACGCCTTCAGCTCATCGTAGACAATCTCGATCATCGCGAACTTGTCCGCTGCCCCGCGCTCCGCGGCGGCGAAATCCTTGAGCTTCCGGTACATCGACCGGTTGAGCTTCCGGAGCTTGAGCTTCAGCTCGCCGTACTGGATAGTGATCGGATCGTAGAGAGAAAGCTTGTACTCCATGACCATCAGCTGGCGGGGCCCGCCCTCCAAATGTCGTTGACCTGGCCAGAGGCGTCATCGGGGAAGCACTTGAACGTGACCGAGATGATCCTCTGATTCTGGTTGTCAAAGCCGAGCTCGACAGACGCGATCGGGTAGGCCCGATGGATGTGGAGCCACTCGGTGGTCGTCGCCGACGGGATGTTGTCCACGAGAGGCTTCAGGATGACTTCCTTGGCGTCTGCGAACATCGTGTTCCCAACGCTGTTCTTGACCTTGAGGTTGTTCGCCCCGGCCGTCGCGCTCTCGATCAGCGCTGCGAGCTGGGCGAGGCTGAGCCTGGTGAACTTGGCCTCGAGGGTCGCGATGCGTCCCGTGAACACGGAGTCGACCGGAGTGTCCGCATGGCCGTCCTCATGGATGTCCACTGAGTGGAGCTCCTCTTTGAATGTGACGCCTCCGTGGGTCGGCCCCATGTCCACGCCATTGAACAGGACCTGGCAGGGACCCAAGTCTTTTACTGCTAGTGACATATGTCACCTCCTGAATTTGTATCCGCCAGGGGGAGGCTATCGCCTCTCCTCCATAGCTTCGTCATGTATTCGCCTTTTTCATCTTGAAGACATAGTTCGTCGAGAACTCATGGTTCCCTTTTTCGTCTTGGCCGATCCACTGGGGAACGGCCTGCGCCTCGATCGTCTGGGCTTCATAAGCTTGGCCCCCGGATGTAAGCGCCGCGATCCTCCAGCCGGCGGTCCCATCGATTGCGTCGAAGATCTTCCAAGCATCCGCCCGGGCGGTCTGGTAATCCGCCGCCCGGCTCACAACCTGGAGTAGGTAGTCGATCCGGTCTGTCAGGCCGAAGATCGGGATCACGCCGCCCGTCTCAAGCATCGTATGGCAGCGGACTGGGGCCGTATCCTCCCGATACCCCACCTGGAGGTTGGCGCCCCTGGTCAACCCCCCGACCCTTCCGCATAGCCAGACAGCGATTTCTTTCAGCATGTCACTTCCCCACGGAAAGAATCGGCTTGATCGCAAGGAATAAATCTCTGACCGCGTTCGTGAATTCCCGATGGTCGAGAACGAATAGATAGTTGTTGTCCGGGATGGAGTCGTGTCTGTGATTCCGCATGGCCAGCACGGCCTCGAGGACCTCATGGAGAAACCAGATCATCCGCTCGTCTTCAGACTTGTGGGGACCGATCCGGATCTCTCCCGGATCGCTCGTCCAGCTGCCGCCGCTCACGGCCTTATCCATGATGACCGGCCAGGGCCGGCCGGCGATGACCACGCTCTTCGGAAGGTTCATGTCACTTCCCCGCCGCCTCCCTGACCCGCTGGGCGACCAGGCCGAAATACTTCTTGCCAAACATCATTAGCTTCATCTCAAGGAACTTCGGCCCGACCCCAGCCTCGGACCAGTTGACCTTCTTCTTCACCGCCTCGTGCCACTTCGCCGCATAGGCCATGCGGAAAACGAGCTTGGCGATGATGTCCTTGGCCCCGAACCGCTCGGCCGGCTTTGATCCGCCCTTATGCTTCGAGCCCACCTCCAGGATCCTGCTCTGGGTTATCCCCTCGAGGATGAAAGAGTAGTCTCCCCGGAGGTTCCCCTCGAGGTGAGGCGTCTTGGGCGTGATATTGTCGGCGTCGTTCTTGAGTTCCGAAAGCGCCTCGAACATCCCCTTCTCCACGGCCTCGGGCACGGTCTTTAATGCATATTCCATGAACTTCTCATTGAACTCCGAGAAGTCGACCTCAAACCCACCGTCCTGCATCGGCCCGCTCATGCTATGTAAATCTCCCAGTGCGAGATCATCGCCACGAATACGCGCTTCTGGACGGAGATGATGGCGTGCTCGACCCCATCGATAATGATCCGGTCATCGTTCGTCACGGCGGAAACGCTCCCCGGCAGATAGACCCGGGCGGCCGATACGACCTCTTCTCCCCGGCTGTTCCGAACGAGCTTGTTCGACCATTCGACCCGGCCCATGAGAGCTAAGTCCGTCCAGGTCGGGGTCTGCCATTCATCGCGGCTGGCCATATGCCGGAGGGTTATGGGATCGATCAGGTAGGCGTTGAGCATTATCGGCCCCTCGCGGCCAGGGCGTTTTCGGACACAGGGTTGGCGACGTCCTCGCAATTCGGATGCCAGGGCGGACCGCCGTCAGGGAGCAGGGGGTACTTGGGGTGATTCCCCGAGATCGAGTAGACCTGACCTTGATACTCGGCGCACTCCGGGCACGGATTGTCGTGTCTCGGAATTTCCACCAGGTCGTTATCGAACTGGCGGCATACTTCCTTGACGGCCTCAGTCTGCGTCTCCCGCATCCTGGTCCTTGCGACGAGCTCGGAGTAGCTCTTCAGGTTATAGGCACGGGCGATGCCGTCTTTCCCCGTGATGGTGATGAAGTCCCCGCCGCCTATCTTCTTCAGGAGCCTGGCGCGGATCTTCGCGGCGACGTCTTTCGATGTCAGATGCGCCAAGCCGGCGTTGTATTTCGAGGTCTGAGTCACCGCGGCCCGGACCGTCCGATCGATAAACTGCCTTACCTCGGCGGAATCGAAGGCCTGGACCTCCGCGACCCGGGCGACGCCTTCCGCGGCCCTGGCCATAAGGTCACAGTACCTGCGGGCCAGTTGCCTGATAGACCGGTTCGCCTTGAAGAGGTCGGCGAACGTCCTATCAGCGAGCCTTCCCCGAACCCGGGGATGACGGTCGGCCCGCGCCCTCTTCGGCCGTTTTACCCCCATTGTCGTCATGCGGGCCTCTGCCATCTGGCGGCTGCTCCCATAGACCGCGCCGATGTTCTTCCTGGACCAGGACCTGGCCGCCCTATTCAGCTCGGTAATCACCTTCTCGACTGCTCCCTTGGCCCGACGGGCCTTGCCCGCCGTAAACCCAGAGGGATCGAGAGCCTGGAGAATCCTGGTGATCCTCGCGGCCGCGGCGGCATACCTCGCCACAAGGGCCTTGACGGCCGGCTCGTGGCTTCGCAGGGCGGTCCTCGGCATCAATCGTCCTCTGGATCCTCGGTAAGCCCTTTGTTTTCATCCCTCCCAAGAGGCAGGGCGTAGAAATGCGTTTCTTCGGTCAGGAACTCATCCATGAGCTCATAGACGATGGGGGGAAGAGGGAGCTTCCGGAGCTGCTCTCCCGAACTCATCTCCTTGATGACGTTCGCCACGATGACGCCCTGGGCGTGGAGGCCCTTCCGGACGTCCTCATCGGCCAGGTGCAGGGCCAGGTAGTAGGCGGTCTCGCACTGGGCCATCTGGAGCTTCTCGCTCTGAGTGGCAGTCGGCGCCGCCGGGATCGTGAAGTCCCGGCAGAACCGGAGCCGGTCATAGGCCATCATCAGGACGGCCGTCTTCTTGTTTTTGCTGGAGGTCACGGTCATGGCGTCCCAGGCCGTTGTCTCCAGCCGATGGTTCGAGAAATAACTCTCGGCCGCCGCCAGGTTTGCAAGCCATCCGATCGCCATGCTAACCCTCCCTCTCTGCCGTGACATAAAAGAACCGCCCGGCGCTTGAGACGCCCGCCCCGGGCACCGTCCGGAAGAGGTCAACCAGCGAGCCCTCAGTGAAAAGCCGTAGATGTCCAGGATCATTCACAGGCCGATTAGGCGTCGTTACCACGAGCCGACGCCCCGTAATCTCCCACAGGAAGCGCACGAGGCTATCGGGATCCTCGACATGTTCGATGACCTCCGAACAGACAACTCCATCGAAGACTTCACCGCTCTGGATCGCCGTCCGAAAGCAGATATCGGGGAAGAGCTTCCCGGCCTCCGTGACGGCATGCTCATAGAAATCGAGGCCCGTCCACTCACCAGGACAGAAACCCCTCATGATTTCCGTGGAGTGCCCCAGGCCACAGCCGACGTCAATAAAAGTCTGGCCTCCG